GATACTTCATTAGCAATAGTAAGTGCATTTTCTGTAGTAGCTAAAAGAGACTCCATATTCTCTTTGTCTTTTTCTTCTTCATCTTCATCTTTAGCTTCTTCATCTTCTTCTAATAACTCTTTATCAGTTTCTGTTTGTGCAAGCTGTACTGACTCATCTTGCAATGCATCATAATCTGGTATATCAGGTATTGGGGGCGGTTTAGGCTTTACATACCCAGGACAGTTAGGGTCACTCTGAGGATCAAAACAATGGTCAAATCTATATATGTATCTAACATCTGCACCTTCTATACTTCCTGTGCCTTCTTGTTTAAGTCTACCATCACCAAACACTGCAATAGGTGTATACGGTAATGCAATTGTTCTTCTTATTTCTATGCCACCTTCTCTTTGTGACCAGTCTTGTTTATCTTGAAACACATAACCACCACCTACTTTATCATTTTCTAAAGTAACAATATAATTATCTTCTTTGTTTTTAATTGGTGTGTACTTGTAAGTAACTCCTGATACATCCATACCGCCAATAGCATTGACTCCTATGTATGAAGGATTCATTGACCACTCTAAGCCATTGATAGCTGCGTTAGGTGTGTAACCGAATGTGTAGCTAAAAGAAGATAAAGGCAGCAGCAGCAGTACCCATAATGCTGAGAACCTTATCACGCTTTTCTTGTGCAGTAGTTTCATCTTCATCCTCTGGCATAGGTATTAGGTCAGTCCTAACTTGCCATGCAGCTTTGGCTTCATTGCCTATTAGACCATCAATTGGACACGGAGTTCCTGCATCCATCATAGCTTGCCATACATCTTTATCTTGGCACATTATTGATACTGCGGCTACTTTCATACCCATATCATATAATCTACCTGCTTTTTTTAATCTAAGACAATTCTCTTCAGTATAAGTAGCACCTAAACTTAGAGATAGTATTTGTGTGCCTAAAGCACCACTAGAAGATATAGTACATAAATCAGAGTTATTACCACCTACATTAGGTGATATAGCTGAAGGAGGAGGAGACTTAACTGTAGTCTCGTTAGTACCACTAGTTGTTACAGTAGATGTTGTGTTCTGTGTTATTGAGCTTTCATCTACTGCCATTACAGGTAATACAAAGATTACCCAAAAACATGCAACAATACCTAAAGCTATGACATTGTTGCGCAATCTGTTAGACATTAGCCTGTAGGCTCTGCATTAGTAATCTGTGTATTAATATTACCTGTACCTGTAGCATTAAGTGCAGTAACGTTAGTTGAAGCTACACCTGCTGTACTAATATTAATAGCCCATGCATCTAACAATGTTTTAAGATATTTTTGATCAGCATTCCACTTAAAGCCTTTGGCTTGTTCTCCATATAAAGTAGTTTGTTTACCTAAAATACTATTAGCATTAGGAGTAGTATTACCAGTTACTAATGTTTGTCCAAATTCAGTAGTTTGTTTTTGAGTTAACAAAGCAACTTCTGCATTTGTTTTTTCTTGACCAATTGCATAACTAACTGAAGCTTGTAAGGCACTTTGGATTGCACCTAAATACACAGTAGCAAAATCAGTTCCTGTTATTCTACCTAACTGAAACTGTGCTTCTAAATGAGCAGTAACAGATTCCATCAAATCATCAAATACTCCAGTACCTGTGATTACATTGTTAGTATTTGTTACTGAGCTACCTTGCGTTAATGATGCATTTGTAAGTGCCATAATGTTATCCTACTGATCCAGTTGACTTTTGTTTTATTTCTAATGATTGTCTTTCTTCTTCAGTTAATGGAGGCAAAATTTCAACATTAAATGCTTTAATATTTTTAGGCTCCATAAACTCTTGTCCATTACGAGTAACTTTTGCAAAGATTTGACATTCTGCAGCTTTAAGATGGTCTAATAGTATATTAGGTATGTGCCATCCATCTTCATTATTAAATGGAATATACTTTTTAACAGGTTTACCATCATTAATTATTTTATTACCTACAGTAAAAATTTCACCCGCAGATTCTCGTTTAAGAGGGTCGTTAGACCTTACAATAACTCTTTGAAGTTTTAATGCATGTAAATTTCTCATGCCTTCTAATTCAACACCATTAACTTTAAAATCATTAGCAATTAATTCTTCTTCAGTTATTCGTATTTTATTTGATGGTGCTTCTGCAACTGCAACATCAACATTATCGCTTGCCATTAAAGCTTCTTCTAGCTTTTCTCTTTTACTATTAAAATGCATAGTTACACCTCTATTACTTAATTCGTCACTAATTTGTTTGGATGTCATTTCTTCTATATTCATATCATCTCCTTTATAAATCTTCCCCACATACGTAGTATGTGAGGAAGATAATAAGAAAACTTAAATTAAGCTTTCTTAGTCCAAATAATACCTAGGCGTTCAGGACGTAAAGCCATAAAACCGTAGTACCACTTGATTGAGTAAAAACCCTTTTCACCGTAAGGATCATTAACGTCCGCAGTTTCTTTACCTGGCTTCTTGTGAGTAGTAGTGAACTTAAGGCTCTTACCATCAGTTTGGAAACCAATAGTAGTAAATGAACCATCACCAACACAAAGCATTGGGTAAATTGCAGCATCAGATGCACCACCTTTTTCAGAGTGAAGCATTTCAGGAACTACAACAAAGCGGAACTGGTCTACTGAACCAATCTCACCATTCATAATTGTAGTAGCGTCAGCGTACTTTTCTACACCAACAAAACCTGAACCTACTGCTGAACCTGTGTCAATTCCTTTCATTTTACGAACTAGAGGAATTAAGTCTGGTCCAATGTACATAACACGTCCACCATTAATAGTTTTAGTGTCTGTCATACGAGAACCTGAAATTATCTTAGTTGTTCTTGGAGTTTTGTTATTGTCCAAAGCAATAGATAAAGTCATTAGGTCATCATAGTCAGCAGCTGCAGCTACAGTAGCTTTAGTTGTAACTGTACCAGGATATTGAACAGTACCACTAGAAGTAGCAGTATTAATCAAATCCTTTTGTAGTTGTGCTTCAGTTAGTTCTGTAGCACCTACCATCATTTCTTCAGTAATGTGTGACATCAATTCTGAATCTGAATCAAAGTCTAAAGACTCTTGAGTGTATTCAGTGAAGAAACCTTGCTTGATAAGTGAACCAGTTATCTGTGTACGTGTGAAACCGACACGGTTAACTCTTCCACCATTCTCTGTTAACGCTGGCAAACGATCAACAATAACACCAATGTCTTTTGAAGAACCATAAATGTTACCACCAAGTTCAAGCGAAATATCAGCAGTAGCGTGAGCTAAAGCTTGAGCTTCAGTACCAAAGTAACCTGCTGCTGTTGCTGTAGGAGCAACCCAACCTGTACCACCAGTTACTTCAACACCTTGACCAGTATAACCTTTCCACTTACCTTGAGTAATGATTAGACCATCAGCATCAATACCTTGGTCTGATACGTTAAGACTGTCTAATAGTGGTTGATATACATCTTGCTTGATTGTTTTACCATGATGCTTAGGCATTGCCCTTACATCAGCTAGCGGCATAAAGTACTGAATGTCACGTACTTTGATGAGCGCTTTTTTAAAGTAAAAATCAGTACGCGCTTGCGCACCAATATTACTGGCGCCATTTGCGCCTGTGCCATATTCTAAAGCCATATTATTCTCCTATAGCTGTATTAAAAGAAAAAGACTACACATCGGCAAGTTTCATAAATTCGTCATCAGTCATATTTAAATAATTGGCTGATGCACTATCAGTCTTACCTGCAGTCTTTCTTGTTCCTGCTGCGGCTTTACGCTTTTGTTGTACAACAGCAGGGTCCTGTGCTTTAGTCTTCGGTACAGATGCAGGAGGAGGTCTAACAGATTCCTGTTGATTACTTAGTGCTCCTTGAGATTGTAGATGTTCAGCTACTTGTCTATAAGCGACAACATCAGGTACTTGTAGTCTTCCTAACGCTCTCTCAGTATCAACAACCGATTGTACTTTATCAAAAACTCCATTAAATACATGGTCATTAATAATAGATATAATCTCAGGATTGTCAGATATTAAGTTTTTACTTTCGTTATCCCACTCTTTAGCTAAGATATTTATAGTCTTGTCAAAAGATGGGGTATCTCTAATATCATCAATTGCTTGATTAATTTTAAACTCTTTATCTGATACACTGTAATTATTAGGTTTATATGTTACTTCCTCATCAGTATCTATATCTAACGGGTCAATGCCACTATCTTTTATAAGTTGAGCAATTGCTTTAGGGTCTTTTTTAGAAAGGTCGATTAAATTGTTAAGTTTATTTTGATCTAACAATCCTTCTTTTTCTAAAGTACTTACTATCTTAAGATTAGGACTTAAAGTCTTCATCTTATTATGATAGTCAGCGCCTTTCTGCATTAGGGCTATTGCATCGTCAATGTTATCGACTTGCATCATCCGCTTGCTAGCTTTAAATGGTGCCATTATCCGCTTGTATGCTGCTTCATAATCAATTTTAGCTTGAGAAGTATCCTTCTCTTGTTTAGCTTCATTGGTATCTTCAGTAGCATCTGTATCTTCAGACTCTAACTCTACAGTATCTTCTAATGTTTCGTCTTCTAGTTGAGTATCCTCATCTAGGTCAGCTACTTCATCTTCTAATATCTCTTCATCAGATTCTTCCGTATTACTTTCAGACTCATCCGTTTCCTCATAAGGGTCGACCTTATCAGGAGTTACTTCTTCGTCTTCACTTGTTACTTCTTTAGAAGTTTGCTCTTCTTCAGGAGTATCAATTTCTTCAGTGTTTTCTTGAGCTTCAGCTTCTTCTGCTGCAATTAATCCAGCTTCAAGTTCACTTAAATCTTGTTTTAGGAATTCTTCGTCATCCATTCCTAGAGGACTATTTACTTTAGCCATTGCTTAAGTCCTCCTGTAATATTTGTGTTCTAGCATCTTCATCGTCTCTGTAAGCTTGTTCTGCTTGTGTGCCTCTAGTTAGTACACTATCAAAGAAATTACTTAATGCTCCAATACCATAAATCATATTATCAATCATTTTTTGTTGTTCTTCATTTAAAGAACTAGCTTTAGCCATAACTAACCTAGCAGCTTCTTCTTTAAAATAATAATCAAGAACTACTTTTTTAAATTCTCGATTTTTAAATAATTTAATAGTACTATCTTTAATATCAATGAAATGCTTAGCATCATTCATATTATCTTCTAATTCTTGCAATTGTTCTT